TCAAACATTGAACTATAACAACTAAATGCAGACGTTGTTGCTGGTAACTATGGGGCTGTTGTAAGATTTGTACATCCTCTAAACATGCCATTATAACAATTACTCACACACGTTGTTGCTGGAAGTATTAAATTACCAGCATCTATTAATGTAGTAGTACCGTAAAACAGTCCACACAAATTAGCATCTGAACCATTAGCGAACTCAGAATTACTTATAAAATTATCTCCGTTTAATAGAGACATAACATTACCGCATACTTTGAAATTCTTATTCGAATTAAATCTATAATAAGCATCCCAAGCACTTGCTAATTTATTATTAGTGCCTTTAAATATTATTTTATCTCCAGTGTTAATTGTTGTAAGATCTCTAGCAGCACTTATAGTTAAATCTGTCCACGTTGTTCCGTTATCTGTTGAATAAGATAATGATATATTTGGTGGAGAACCACTTTTACCTATCTTAATTGTATTAGAATCCTATAACGATTCAATAGTAAAATAATCCAAAGAATAATTGTGTGGAGCAGGCGTAGTTGGCCATATTTTATCAGATCCTACGTATATCTAACTATACTATGTACTACCAACATATATGCTAGATATTGTACTTAAATCAAATCCGTTCATTGTACTATGTATATTGTATTAGAATCTGGTTGTGCTGGTAAACTAGCAACAACTTCTATATTTGTTACTGTAGTAGATATTACAGCCCCAGTTGGATTAGTACCATTTGTACCATTCTAACCATCATTACCATCTGTCACCTAAAAGCTTGTATTTCTAGGATCTCCTGACCCGTATGAGAATGAAACTGTATGAGTCTTACCACTAGTAGAAACAGATACAGTAGGAGTAATACCATCTGTACCATTAGTGCCGTTAGTTCCATTTGTTCCGTCGGCACCATCATTGCCATCCTGACCATTCTGGCCGTCTTGTCCGTCATTGATAGTAGCAATAGCTGTACCGTCTACAGATATAGTAGTAACGCCACTACTCTTACTTGCAGTGATTACTGGTGTATGCCCATCTTGTCCATTTGTACCATTCTGTCCAGCAGGTCCTCTTAAAGACTCTCGTTGCTCTGCTGTAAGGTCTTCGAACGTCATTGTTCCATCTGCTCCTTTTTGGCCCTATTCTCCTTGTGGACCCTACGGTCCTTGTATACCTTGTGGTCCTTGTATTCCTTGAGGGCCTCTTAGTGCTTCTAATTGCTCTGACGTAAAATCTGCATAAGTGAAGGGGTCTCCTTTAGGTCCTTGTTCGCCCTATGGTCCTTGAGGTCCTGTGGCACCTGTTTCGCCTTTAGGACCCTGTGGTCCTGCAGGTCCTTGTGGGCCAGTTAATCCAGTATCTCCTTTATCACCCTTTTCTCCTTGCGGGCCTTGGCTGCCAGTAGCACCTGTTTCTCCTGTATCACCTTTGTCGCCTTTTGGCCCCTATGGACCTGTTGCTCCAGTAGATCCGGTATCTCCCTTGTCTCCTTTATCTCCTTTAGGTCCTTGATAACCCTAGTCACCTCTATCTCCTTTAGGACCTCTTGGACCAGTTGCCCCTTTAGGTGCAATGATATAAAGAGTCTATGCGTCTACACTATAATAGTCTTCTTTTATAATAGACTCTTGTGGGATATTAGCTTCTGCGTTGGTTTCTACAATACTGAGAATTGATTTTGTATCATAGAATCTCCAACTCTGTCCATCAAATCTACCTGTAACTTCAAGTGTATACGAACCTACTGTGAGGTCTGATGTCCATCGTATATCTAGTTTATTGTTTTCACATACTGAGAACTTATTCAGTGTTGTAACCTTATTCCCATTGTGAACCTTTACTTGTATACTATCACAGGTCTGTAAATCAAAGTCTTCTATAAGAGTACCATCGTACCTATAAGCTTTGACCTCTATTACCGTATTGAATGTATTACCTCTTACAATCTTTAATTCGTTCATATTAAAAACTAAATGTTGGTATATCGTCTTGCATACCATCATCAGTCTCCCAATATCTTCGACTGAACAACGGCAATTCAAAGAGCTCAACCTGTTTATTTTCTTCCTTGTTTGCAGCCACCTTAACCTAGAACAACTCTTCTCTGTATATCATTGTCATACATAGAGCAATTACACGGTCCACGTTCTTTACGCCATCCGTCTATATTAATTCTTCTAGGAGTGGTTCGCTGTATATTCTCTCTAAGTTAGGGTGTCCTGGTTCATACTCTTCCATTAACCATTCGAGTATTAAACCCTCTCCGTACGCCCTAATCTGCTTAGTCATGTGACAGCCTTTACGGCGCTGTACTTTACTATCTTTAAAGATCTCCGTAATTATCTTATCTGGCTGATCAGCAAGCAAGTAGTCGCAATGCTTGTTTGTGAAGTAAGGGTAAATACCCTTACGTTCATTCTCAAACAACAGTCTAGCATTATAGAATACTAGCAACTTTCTTACATTTTCATAATATTCTTCTGCAGTGTCGGGTCTACCTGCATATTCCGCTACAATTACATCATTCCAAGCTTCTCCTGCTCTAACGCGTTTAAATATAAACGTCGATCCTAATGAGTTAGTGAAGGACTCGTCATGATCATACGGGTCGCAACCGCCAATGTATAATCCAAATGGGGGGTCTGGGATTGGGTATTCCCATATAACTACAGATCCTTTTGGTTTGTCATCTTTCTTCAATGGATATGTTGTTATATCGCCAGATTTCTTTTCTGTAGCTACTACGCGTCCATTATCCCAAGCTAAGTCTACTATATGTTTCATATTAGCTAGCTTAGTATTAGTCCTGATTTTTGTTAGTTGATCCATTAGTAGCTTCTTAGGGAAGATATTCTTTCCTAATTCCAAGCACGCTTCTGCTGGCTTCATAGGACGTTCAGATATAAATCTATCTATAGCTTCTTGTGAAGCTCCTCCTTCGCGTACTTTATTTCTCTCTTCTATTAGACGTTCAGCAGCTTCTTTCTAATAGCTGTTGCCGTCTTTATCCATATACTTACCATCCTCACTCTCGAGGTTCCAGTATGATGGAGCAAAGAAACCACATTTCGTATTCTCAGCATTGTCATCCCATATGTTATTAAAGCCTAACACATTGAATGCATCTGGGTGATAGAACATGTTCTTTAGACCATCGAATGCAGCGCCCTCAGTACCACCAGTACCGAATGCTATAAGTAATCCGAATGCTACACCATCGTCAGTCTCTACAGCAGGGCGTTCGATCTGCCAAGCTGTTTCAAGTCCTGGGAACTTACCTCCTTCTTCAAATAGTACTAGTTTACCACGAGTACCACGAAGACGTTCAGGGTCATTCTTCAGAGTAATGCCTGTGATAGCTGATAAGTAACCTTGCTCAGTCTCTTTACCAAACTCGTCTTTTACTTTGAATCCGGCTACACGCTCCATACGTGTAGCAGTAAGGCGCTGTTTTGACCAAGCGGTATTCTTATCTATGAAGTCCATAATTTGCCAGGCTTTGGTAAGGATACCATCTCCAACAAGAAACTTTTGCTCCGATGCCACAGCGAAATTCTTTGATCCGGGGATAAGCTCATAGTTTCTTACAAGCATTGAGGCTCCTTTAAACGAGTAACCTCTCTGTCTGCACTTAAGAACTGCCATATGCTTACCTAGTGTCTCAGCTTCTTCTATTGCATTGAAGTAGTAATAGTCACCATCCCAGAACGACGGGAAGTCAAAGATACGTTCACGTCTTGTACGTTCTACTCCGTATCTGTCCACGTATTGTGTTTCTTTAAGTTTCATGATAGGGCTGTAGTTCAAATAGAAGTAGTGATAGCCTGTAATAGCATCACCATCATCTGATACAAACCCATTTAAACATCGCTAGGTCTCCCGCTCCCAGTATTGTACATAATCGGTAGTCCCCCTGGGAGCGAGAGTATAACAGCCATGTTCTTTGAAGAATATAGCAGCTTGCTAGAATTTTGCACTGTTAATAATTTTTTTGTTAAAGTCAACCATGTTTTCTTCCCTTTCGATGTTTTTTGAGCTATAGTCTTTCGTCAGAAAAAAACCAATCGACTCGTTTTATAAGATCTGATTTATTAAATGAAAACAGCCATCTTTTACAAGATATAAATCTGCCGCCATTTTTATAATCCACGTTATTGCATATCTATCCAATACTTCTATAATCAACACCTGTTTTGTGAGAAATGTCAGCAATAGATTCTCCTTCAACAATAGTTTTAGTAAGTAAATCATATCCGTAAGTTTTCTTACTGACATCAAATGCTCGCTTTGGTTTATAATTCTTATGAGCCTCTCTTAGTTTAAGAATAGTTTCTTCTGAATGTTTAAATCCTAATCTACCACAATCTCCTCCAGGTGTCATATTATATCCGTTTTTGTAAGAATCATATAACTCAATATAGAAAGACTCTAATGCATTTAGTTCTTTCTTTATCTCGTCCTATGTTTTGCCAAACGTATTTACAATAACTAAAATTCTACAGTCAAAATTAGCGATGTTATATTTTCTGATAGCTTTATATATCACATTATGATTTTTTCTACTTATAGCAGATACATGATCCACTAGTCTTGCCCTAACATCTATAGCCTGGCCTATATAACATTTTCCACTGATCTTATTTGTAATTTTATAGATTCCGGTGTATGACCAGTTTGTCTATGATGCCTCGGCTAAATCTACCGGAATCATGTAACTTGTATTCATAGAAATTTGTCTGAATTTATGATTTTCTTATTAAAGTCTACCATTATATATCATTATAGTTCTACTTCTTTCTTATTATATTCCATTAACGAACTTATAAACATTGGGGTAAGATAGGCTTGCATCTAATTTAATAAGATGTTATATTCCTCATCTGTATATTCTTCCTCACCTTTTGTATTATATATTTTTAAAGCTAGTGCATGGCAAGCAATACCAGAACCATTATTATAAAGTGCGTTAGCTAACTCATCTTTTACATTTGCCTCGATACATTTTGTATGTGATATATCGGTATAAATGTTAAATTTAGTAAAATCTATTTTCATGTATTACATTAATTTATCATACTTGTACTAATATGCCGGCACTAACCGCAGCAGCTACGTCTAACTAATATTCTCCTATATATAATTCTCTTGAATATAAGTTCTAGAATGTTGCGTCTCCTTCTTTTGAAATTTTTGCTACATCCATCAAAGTTGGAGTTGACCCAACTTGAGCATTACTTGGAGCTGGTCCTGTTATAGTAAACCCATCGTTATCTATGATTACAGCACAATCAGCAGTTACTGTAGAACTATTCGCCATTTCCACACTCTACCCATAAGAGTATTCAATTTTACTCGAACCTACATACGATCCGTATTCTCCAGAAAGAACCTGCAGTTTATCGCTATCCATAGAAGTAGAACTTGAAGACCCTGTAATAGAAATACTACTAGAGGTCATTTGGGAAGAATATGAAGATCCTGCAAAATCAATTCTACTAGGTTTTATAGATACCGTATTTGCAGTATGATCTTGAGATGTGGTACCTCCTGTCCTTCTGCTAATAAAAATCTCTGTTTCGCCGGAATGGTCTTTATCCAAATTATATATACAAAACTAATTGTCACATGAAAGATCTCCCAATCCGTCGTTATATATCATATTTGGACGAATATATATATTTGATGCAGTAAGATTGTTTGTTATAATTCCTCCACTCCATACATCTGAACTTACCGTACCATTACATCTAATGCCATCTGTTCCAACATAAACTCCACCATTAGTCGTATCTGAAAAAGACGTTGTTCCGTTGTATATGCTAGAACTAGTTATATTAAAACCACCAATCTTACCTGCAATAGTTTCCATAGATCCATCAGACTTGATCTTAAAGTTATTGTTTGCTGTTACAAGTCCTTCAAGGATTATTTGATTTGCACTAATTGTTGCTGCGCTTATACCATTGGTCACAGCAGTCTAAATATTAGCTTTTACTGAAGATCCATTCTGTGCAACCAATGAAGCTACTGCAGAATCAAGTTCACTCTTAGCTACAAATCCTGATGTATCTACTCCATTACTTGCTAAAGCTGTTACAGTAGCGTGGTCAGCATCTGCTTGTATCTTAAGATCTGCGAGAGAAATAAAGTTTTCATTGCTATCCTTAGCGCCAATAGCAGAATATATCTCAGCCTTAGCAGAAGTAATATCATCTGTAACATCTGAAGATGTAGCAAATCCAGACAACACATTACTTACAGCTGTAGAAATATTTGCAGTAGAACTAGACCCAGTTACACCGAGTATAAGATCAGCTACGTTCTGAGTAGTAGCATCAGACTGCTATTTAACAGTATCAAGCCTAGCAGACATGCTTGCTAATGCGTTATCACTTGAAGATTGCAAAAGCATTGCTGAAATAGTATCTCCAACCTTAGTAGAAAGATCAGCCTCTGCTACGTAATCTCCGTTTTCCAATTTATCTGTCTATACTTTCAAAGACGAAAGTGTGATAAAGTTATCGCTACTATCCTTAGCACCAATGTTAGAATATATTTCTGTCTTAGCTGAATTAATAGCTGAAGTAGCATCGGCAGAAGATATAAGTCCAGACGTAAGGTTATTCAAAGCGTTTGATACATTGGTAGACAGATTAGCTGTTGATGTGCTTCCTGTCATTCCTAATATAAGCGCAGAGATGTTGTCTGAGTTTGCATTAGCCTTAGCAGAAAGAGTAGCAAGAGCATTATCGCCAGAAGACTGTGCAAGCATAGTAGAAATAGCATTTCCTACCTTAGCAGATACTTCAGTCTGTGCTACAAAGTCTCCATTTGCTACCTTATCAACCTGTGTTCTAATATCTGAGATGGCTGATGTAAATGCACTCTTTGTCATCGAAGACAACTCTGTAAACGTCTTATCTTGGCCAGACGAAGACTTAAGTCCAGAATATAACCACTCCAATATATTCTTAGCGTTGTTTACATCAGATATACTAGCGTATGTTGCATTAAGATTAAGAGCAGCAATATCATCTTCAATCATAGACTAAATAGCCGTTGTCAACGACTGAGACGATGTTTCATTTCCAGTAAGATTAGCTATCTCTAAAGATATAGAATTTATATCATTTTGTAACTTACTCCACTTAGCTGTTTTCTGTCCAGTAGCAGAATCTATGTCCCAATAACCAACTTGAGTAAGATAACTTTCAAGTTCAGAATTCCAATTACTATCCCAAGAGGTTTGTCCTTGTGGGAAGTTTTGTTGAAGCCACTGACTGTCTTTAAAAAGATTCTCTACCTTACTTGTAATATCTGAGTCTCTGCTAGAAATGGCAGATGTTAGGCGGTTGTTGACATCTGTTACAGAACTATTAACAGAGTTTATTCTTGCGTTTGCCGATTGAATATCCACCTTTACTGAAGATATCTCATCACTAATCCAAGAATCATGTTCTAGCGAATCTATTAAATTGTGGAACTCCTGATCGCTGAGGCCTCCATATTTCTTTCCGCCTTTGTATATAGCTTTTTGCGCATCTGCAAAAACAACGGTTCTTTCTGCGATCTCCCCGTTGGTAAGCATCGTTGTATAATCCTAGAATGTCAGCGAACTAGGAAAATAAAATATAGTATTTATCATATGTTATAATTAATCATCTAGGTATTTCATATCTTCCAATCACGCCTCCACCTTTAACTCGACCTGCTTCTGCTTGTTCTGCTCTAGCTTGTTTTGTAGCTGTATCTAAAGACTTAATAATGTTTCCTACATCTTTAAGAATCCTAGAGACCTTAATAGCAGTATCAATATCCATATCTTCTTCTGAATACTTACTAAGCGTTTTAATAATACCTTCAGCTGATGCTTGTGATGACATCAGTAGTCTAGTACCTGTAGTCTCTTGGAATTCTATGAATCTGCGTTCAAGTGTCTTTACGTCTTCAGTGGGTATATATTTCTCATCTCCGAATACATCTTTAGCTACTACAGAAGCTCTACTCTCTATTGGGTATGCTTCATATGGTGTATTCCATTTATGTAGCCAAACCACGTATTCTATCTCCTTCAATGCTAAGGACTTATCTTTAGCTCCATTATAATGATTCTTAAAAGGAGGTATGGCTAAGTCCTCAGTATTGAGAGATATTTTATCGCCTTTTATATCGAACATAAACTTTATGTTAAATACAATTGGAGTACTTTACTGACCATCTTATACATCTTATGTACTAGATGGCCTATGAGGTATGCAGCGGTTTCTGATGTTTCATCTATTCCGTAGTACTAGCATATGTGAGATTGTACATGCTTAGCTTCGTGTACTACAGTATCTACAAACTAGCCTACGTTGCTTGAGTGACCTATGCACACAAACGTCATCTTGTAGTCTGTATTAGTATATGTAAATCCTGTATTCTCTTTGCGTAGCGTAACAGCAGCGGCATGTATATCCTCTTCAGTACAATCTAAAGACTCTAAAGAGTCTATTACAGATGTCATATCTTCTTCACCTACATTATAGTAAACCAACACACCCCAATCTTTATCACCTAATTGTATGTTTAATAATAATTTGTTAGTATTCCAGTTATACAGATGGACTGTTTGCCGCGAGGGGTGGAATCGAACCACCAACAGGTGCCTCCTTCACTTGTCGCCACAACGCGTTTACAAGTACTTGTCTCCCGCTTTACCATTAAGCTACCTCGCAATCCCTATTTAATCAAGTTAGGGTTCTTGTATTATTATGAAGGTAATTCTGATACTGGAAAAATAATATCTGCACGATCAGCAAATCCTGAAGCAGCTTTATATGTATTTACAGCACTATCTGGAACGTATATTTTACTATTTTTAAGTACATCACCAAGTTTTCCATCTCCAGTAACACTGGGAGGTGTCGTATTAGTGAATACATATGTCATATCGCTTGTACAAGCTAAAGCAGAATCTTTTAACTCTGATAGTCTTTCTGGAAATACTATTTTTTGTCCTGAAATCGCTCTAAAAACACCAGGAGCATATAGACCACTTGTAGTTCCCTTTAATACTAAAGGAGTATCTCCACCTTCTTCAAACGTAATAGATGTTACATTAGAGCTTGTAATAAAACCATAATTAATTTCAGCAATTGTGTTTGGAATAAAAATGCTAGTTAATGATGTACAACCCCCGAAAATAGTGGGCGGTATTATTGTAAGTCCAGACAAATCTACAGTCGTTAATGAATTACAGTACTAAAAATGTTGACCACCCTCAAAAGTAATTCCTGTACCAAAGCTCACACTCTTTAATGATGTGCAATATCTAAACACTGACGAAGCTAGAGTACAATTTGAGGGAATATGTATACTTTCTAGAGCACTGTATCCATAAAAACCTCCACCGAAGCCATTTTCGACACCTATCTTAGTTACTGTATTAGGTAGTGTTATTTGTTTCAATGCTGTATTATTGTTTTCTGCATTTTGTGTTACAAGATTCACTCGTGTAATTCCAGTAAAATACTAAAATTCGTTGAAATATACGATACCACTATTTATAAAACTACTGCTAGAAATATCACAAATATCACTGTTAACAACAGCTGCTAAGTCTGTAGTAGAACATCCTACACCATCTGCACTAAAGTTAGTAACACACCACTGTTGTGCAATAGGATCCTAAAACCTTAAATAAGATTTATCAATATCAATATATAGATTTGAAAAATTAGCCCTTAAGTATGAAACCTAATCTCCGTATCCAGCTGTACTATGCAATCTACCCTTCAAATCACTAGTCTCATCTAAATCTCCACTAATAGCTAATTCATACAACTTAGATATGATAGAGCTATTAACCTCTTCTGTTAATCCTGTATTCTATTCTATATATAAATGTGTCATAGCTATTAAGCTTTATATTTAAATAGTAGTGTGTTTGTAGTATTGTCGGTAATAGACAGTTCTGTAGGATATGGATCGTCAGAAGCATATTTATTAATTCTTAATCCGTGCACATTGTTTGGAACCGTCTAGATACGACCATCCCAATAATCATATCCATCTGTAGAACCGTGATCGTTTAAATAATTTATTCTTGCTCCAGTAATACTTCCACTAAACTCTATCTCATGACCTGGAGTTACTGGTATAATACTTGTTACAAAAGCATTGTAAGCAAATTGGCCTTGATCTGCCTTAGTAATAGCACCACTGGTCATCATTCGATATCCTATGTATAACACACCTAATATATATTTAGTTATCTTATCAAACATTGAATAAGACTTTGTACCAGGTATATTTTTAATAACAAGAGAATCTATATTAATGTATCCATCTACCAAAACACCGCCTTCTTCTACCAATGTTCCGCTGCTATTTAAATATCCATTTGGTTGTAACACTGTAGGATTCTCAAGAGCAATGCTTGTAGGAGTACCTACTTCATATTTAGTAACCTTAGGATTCTGTGGAAGTATAACGTTTACTGTAGTACCACTAGCATCTACTTGTCTAATATTGGTACATGGGGTTAAATCAATATTACCAGTAAGACCTATACAGTTCTAAATCGATAAGTTCTGTAGAGCTGTCATATAAGTAAAGTCTATCTGAGTAATATTACTATCGACATTAGTAATATTAGTACATCCATCAAGATTCAATCCTGTAAGATTTGGAAGATATCTAAACAGATAAGAACCGTTAGCTGTAAGCAGGTTAGATAGATTAGCTCCAGCAGTACTAAAGTCTAATGTACCAGTCAATGACATAAGGTCTACCTTAAAGAAGTTATTTCTTCCGATAGCAGAACCATATTGTGTAGTCCATGCTGCATTAATTGTATTAAACAATACAGCTTGGTTAGACATTACAATAGCTGTAGAGTCATCACTAACTATAATATTAGCTGTAGCGGTCCTAGATGCACCTGACTTAAATAGTATAGTGGCTGTCAATGTGTACTACAGCATATCATCACCAGTAGGCATAGCACTATCAGCATTTATTCTTACACCATTAGGATCACCATTGGTTAGTGTTAGGTAATCATCATAGAATTCTGTAAGACCCGTGTTATTACCGCCATCTACATATGTAGCTGTTTGGTTATCAGAAAGTCTAGTAAACGTGTAAGTTATTCTGTTAATTTCACCTGTGTATGTATCTGCAGAGTTAACAAACAGTCTAGCCGACATTGTACTAGCGTAGAATTCAATGTAACCAGGAACTATTCTAGGAGCTACTCTACCAAGATTCTACATATCTATATACATAGAAGTAGGATAAGTAGCAGCAATTACGTGGATAATAGTACTATAGTTAATACCAGCGTTAGAACATGTAACCTTTACATCGTAGTCTTGACCTGTAGTAGATTGTGAAGATTGAATATAAGCAATACCGTCAATACTATCCTAAGCTTGGATAACAGTAAGACCATTATATCTTACATAAGCATCCTGACTATTTACAGGACCAACAGCCCAGTTATAGTTTGTAGTATCGTCTTCAGCAAGTGTGAATCGTGTAGCGTTCAAAGAGGCTGCATTACCCTCAGTAAGGTAAACCTCACCATTAACGATAGTAACAGCACCACCAACGTTAATTTGTACATATTCACGCTTATGGTCAATTACAAGACCTGCAGAGTTCTTAGTAAATACTGTATCACCAAACCAGCTCTTAATACTGTTCAACTGTTGTGATGAAAGATCTGTACCAGTATCCTTAAGTACGATGTAACCCTTGATAACAGAATCAGCATTTCTCATCTGAGCAATCTTACTCAACTCATCATAAGTAAGCAAGTTGCTAGCGCCTACTGTAGATTCAGACCAGTTAACCTTATCCATCTCCAGATAATACTGACTGAAGTCTCCATCAGCAGCATCAATAGCAGCAATCCAATCCTTTACGAACATTGCAGATTCTTGAGTAGAACCTGTAGAACCAAGGAATGATACCTCATGTACGTTAGCAGGAACACCATGTACTTGAGTAAGTACTGCACTATTATCGTTTTCATCAATAGTACAATCCCAGAACTCCATTGTCTGCCAGCTTGAGTTGTTCATCCAAACAG